TTCAGCTACATTGGAACAGGCGTGGGATAAGTTAGAACAGTTTGAGGAATTGTGTAAACGATCATGGAGGCTTGAGGGATATGTTAAGTCTACAGATGACAGAAAAGCAGTATGGCGTAAAGGTGCTAAGTATTTCAACAACGGATCAAGAGTACATGGTGCAAGTATTGGTAAAGCACTAGAAGGTCCGCACGTTCACATGATTATCCTGGATGATATACTTCAGGAGTTTCCAAATTTGACTGATGAGAAGGTTATACATTACATTCGTAGAGTTGTGATGCCAATGAGACTTCCTAATGCTAAGATGTTATTGATAGGAACGCAGAAGAGGGTTGGTGATGCTACGGATTGGGTAGAGCACAATAAGATGTGGGACACAGTAAGACATCCTGCACTTTTAGAAGATGAAACACCTAGATGGCCTGAATATTGGTCATACGAAAGGTTGATGGATGAGAAAGAGACAATGGGATCCCGTGCGTTTGAGTCTGAGTATATGTTGAACCCATTAGATCCAGAAAGTGCGGTTATACCTTATGAAATTCTTAATAATTGTTTAGATAAAGGTTTGGAGATGGGACCAGCACCAGCTAACGATGAGTGGGACACTTACATGGGTGTTGATCTTGCCGTAGGTATGGATAGTAAGAATGACGAGACTGCTTATGTCATAATAGGGTTTCACAAACCGACACAGGAACGCAGAGTATTGTATTCATGGTCGGGAAAGATATATGCTAAAGGTCAGGGCTGGTTAGAGGCTCAGGTAGTTAGTATGAAGGAGTTAGCTAAGAGATTTAATCCTACTAAGATAATGGTAGAGTCAAATGGTTATCAGAGGTTAGTAGTTCATGCAGCTGCAGACTTGGCAGGGCTTCCAGTAGTGGGGCACAACACAGGTAGAGAGAAACACAGGCATGATGTGGGTATTCCACTTATAGCACTTAAGATGGAACAAGAAAAATACACTATACCGTGGAATAAAGAGGCTACAGAGAACAGTAGACCAGGAACACGTAAGTTAGTAGATGGATTAAGTCGATTGATTTACGGTAAGAATGGAAGATTGGAAGGGCATACTCCTGATGCAGTTATGGCGTTGTGGATGTGTGAGTTAGCGATCCACGATGATCACAAGCGAAAGCTTAACTATACAAAGTGGGATTATTTTGCATGAGACCTACAATTCTTAGTTATGGGGGTGGGATTAATTCAACGGCTTTACTACTTGAGTGGGTAGCTCAGAAAAAACCATTAGACTTAGTAATATTTGCAGACACAGGATCAGAGATGCCTGAAACTTATGACTTCATAGATAAATACATAGAACCATTTTGTAAGAAAAACAATATTCCCTTTGAAACAGTATACTACACCGCTTCAAATAGAGTAGAGGGTGTAAAGCAAGGGCATTGGAAAGAAAATGAAAGAGTGGCAATTTATGATTATTATGATTATCTAAAAAGCGTTCCCTCAATGTTGCGGAGATCATGTACTGAAAAATTCAAGATAGAACCGATTGAGAAATATATAAAAGCCAAATGGGGAGACAAAAAACATCCAATAAGATTAATTGGCATAGATGCTGGAGAGAGTCATAGGGCTAAGTATATCATAGATCCAGAAACAGGTAAGAAAGAGAGCTTGTATGAATATAATAGATATCCTCTGATCGATTGGGGATGGGATAGGGAGGCATGTTTAGCGAGAATAGAAAAAGAAAGGTGGAGCAACCCAGGTAAATCAGGATGCTACTTTTGTCCGTTTCAAACTAGAAATAAATGGACTGAATTATTAAAAGAAAAACCCGAACTATACGACAAGGCAATGGCGTTAGAGGCTCAAGGTAAACGATTTCCTGAATTTAATTTAATGCAATATAAACCCAATAGGCTTGATTGGTTTAAGAAGGCTGTAGAGTCGCAAACTACACTTATGGATTTTGGGGAAGATCCTAAAATACCCTGCGATTGTTATGATGGATAATGGTTAGTAAAGGAGACCTGTCGGATCCGCACAACGATGGAGAATACAACACAATGATGATGTGTCCAAATGAATGTGGTGCTAGATACTCAGCAAACCGCAATGATTATTTTACAGTAGGGGATGATTATGTTTTTACTTGTGATGAGTGTGAAGAACCGTTAATATTAGTTAGAAGAATTGTTACTTACGAGGAGTTGTAGATAAGTATAAATATCGGTATATATACTGTCTCCTCCAGATATATATGGATAAGGCACGTCTGGAACTTTTTGGAATCACATCAGAAACAAAGAAGAAAGTGCAGATTATTGCTAAATCTAAGAACATAAGTACCGCCACATTATTAGAGCCTGTATTGAGGAAATATGTTGATGAACCTTCTAATAAAAAGATCATATATAGGCATGGTATAAGACAATGAGTTATTCTATACCTGGCGGAGTAAAAAAAGAAGCTTTACAAGGTAAGGAGCTTTACAAGAAGTTTGGTTATGGCGGAGGTAAAGTAACTGCTAAAATAAATTCAATGTTGATTAACAAACGTGAGGTAAGTCACGGTATTGCGATTAAGATACACACATATTACAGAAGACATGAGACAGTAGACCCACAAGGTAAGAATTTCGATAATAAGAAAAGACCTAGTAAAGGATATATAATGTGGAAGCGCATGGGTGGTGACTCAGGTCAAGCATGGTCTCGAAAGTTAAAAAGAACTATAGATTCCGTAAACAAACAAAAACTTAAAAACATTAACATGGGGTTGGATAAGATAAAACGTGGGCTTACTCGATAGATTCCGTAGCAAACCTGCTCCAGTAAGGAAGTCAGGAATACAAGATTACTTAGAAAAGAATATGATTAAGGATGCAAGGACTCCAGTATATTCTGGTGTCAGCACTGATCTTGCATACAAAGAGGCAATACTGCCTCCAGTCGATCAGAACTATTTAGAGATATTAGCAGATAGATATTCACACTTACGAACAGTAGTAACTAGAATAGCAAGTCAAGCAGTAGCTAAAGAGTGGGACTTTATAGAATTAGGAACAGGGGATCCAGAAGAGAAAGCCGCAGTTAAGAGAGTATTACGTGATCCTACTAATGGTAATGCAGACATAACTGGCATGGAGTTCTTTAAGGCTGTAATAAGACAGCTTGAGATCTTTGATGATTGTTGGGTAAGCGTTGTTTATGATAGAGTTTTAGATAATGATGGAGAGACTACAGGTAAGATAGTCAAAGAGTTATGGGTAGAAGATGCAAAGCACATGCGATTCTACGTTGATGGTTTTGGTAAGTTTTTGGAAGATAAGATGTTTGATCCTTTAACTAGACAGTTTATGTCAGGAACTCACAATAAGGACACAGGCACAAAGTTAGTTCCAATGGCTTACTTTTATGATGTGGATGGTGAACAGATACCATTTGCACGGGATGAGATCATCCATTTTAACAAGTACAGTTCTACAGCTAGGCTCTATGGTCAATCACCAATTATCGGCCTTTCTAAGAAGATAGAGACTGCACTAGCTATAGAATCTTTACAAAATAAAGTATACCGCTTGGAAAGGCCACCCAAAGGATTCTTAGATATTCCAGGACATAATGAAGAGTCACTTAACAGGTTAGGAGAATACATAGCAGAGGAAACAAGACGCAACCCTAATTTTATTCCAATCATTAGTAGTCAGGAAGGATCTAATACAGCTAAGTTTGTATCTATTATGCCTAACTTTGATGAGTTAATGATGTTACCATATATGGATCGCATTAACAACGACATTAACGCTTCCTATGGAGTCATGCCACTAGTAGTTGGTGACATGTCTGGAGTAGGTGGATTAAATTCAGAAGGAGAACAGATCACTATATTTGACAGAACAATTAGAGAAACCCAGCGATGTGTTGAGTTAGGATTAATTAAACCGTTATTGAAATTGATGGGAATTAAAACATGGACCATTCGATTCAATGACATTAATGAGAGAAATGAAACTCAATACTTAAACAACATGAATCTAAAAGCACAGATAATAACTCAGTTCCAGAATGCAGGTATTGATGTGGATTTAGGGGAGGATGGAGAATTAGTACTACCAAAGTCGGCAGAGGCAGTAAGGCAGGATTTTCTAAGGCGTTCTCAGGAGTCGCTGGAGGAAGAGGGGCCAAACGAGCATCTCTCTACATTGACCGAGCTTTACGAGACCTCCGAGCAGTCTTAACCAAAGAGTTTCAGAACTTAAAAGGGATCCGAAACGTTGTAGACTTAAGAGCTGCAGTAGCAGACATAACTATAATGATCTCAAAGCAGTTAAGAGAAGCTATACAGGATGATGTAACGGATGCTTATCTTAATGGAGCTAGATCAGCTTATGCAGATGCACCAGGTTTAGGAGTTAAATCTTATGATCGAGATGATTATGATTTAGAGGATATTAGAATCTTACAGAACAACGGGCCTTTAGGTTTGGCATTAGGTAATTTTGAAAGGGATTTGAATACTGAAATGAATAAGGTTATCTTTGAAGCAGCTGCTACAAATGTAGCCATGGCAAGTATGGTCGATCAAGTTAGGGCCGTAGCAAATACACAAGCATGGAAATTAGGTAGAATAGCCAGGACTGAAATGTTAAATGTATTTAATGAAGGTAGATTTAGAGGATATGCAAAAGCAGAGCAAACATTAGGTGATAGATTCAAATACAGTTTGCAGATTATAAATGACAGTAGAACATGTGGGGCGCATCAGGAGTTAAGTGGAAGGATCCCAGCAGGAGGGATGTATTTGGATGATTTGATTCAGTTACAGCAATCTGTAGGGGCAAGTTACAATTTCACACTTACTGGGAAGGCGTTACTACATCCGAATCAAAGAACGGTATTGGTGATGGTAAGATGAAACAATGTAAGAAGTGTTTAGCAGGAGCAATGCGAGTCCACATTCTAGGTAGTGGATTGTGTCAAGAGTGTCAGTCAGAGTTGGAGTGGAAACGAGGGCCACACATAGTAAGAGAACAGCAGAAGAACAAAGTTAAATATGATCATTACAAGAAAGGCGAGGAATACATAAAAAGAAAATGGAAGAAGAAATATGGTGACGATGACGTTGACACGGTATTGGGATATAGATAATGGTTAAGATAGAAATGAACTTTGATCCTAATTTAGGAAGAGTTCATGATGATTTTAGTATATTGCCTGATGCGGTGATGGAACTTACAGCAGATGCAATAGAGCAAACTGCTTTAGACATAAAAGGAGAGGTAGTAGCGCAGATGAATCAACCATATCCACAAGGGCTTGGTAGTGATCGAGCACTTAAGGGCGCAGTAGAGATAGATGGTCAAAGAGAGTTGGCTAATGGATTAGTTACATATTGGGTAGGTACGTCTATTCCTTATGCAGAAGCGGTAGAGTATGGAACAGGTCCACATAGCGCAGAAACAGGATCAGGTGAATTTATGGCTAGTATTATAGAATGGACAGATCGGGTATTGGGTTATGGTCCAGCTATGGCTAACTCTATTGCTAAGAATATTAGGCGTAATGGTATAGAACCTAGACCTTATTTTAGAAGAGCTGTAGTAAAGAATGCTCCTAATTTCAAACTTACTTGGAGTCTTATGTTAGCAGAGAAATTAGAAGCAGAAGCATTCAAGTCATCAGTATAGACACACACACCTCTATTTCCACTGGAACTCCTAGAAGGTGTCCCGTTCTTTTTTTTTAGAAAGTTAGAGGGGTACGGCGGGTTATTAGCTATTATTATTATTACTTACTTATACTAATAAAAGTTCCAGTGGAAATGAAGGTGTCTGTCTCTCTCCGAAATAGTATAAAACTTTAATAATAATAACCTTAGAGTAGGGTTGTGGCAGTAAGCACTATCTTCAAAGGAAATGAGAACGATACAGGATGGATAGTCTATAGGCCCGAATGGTATAATGAGAGAGTAATGGAAACCTACATTTCCTCTCCAGTTATAGATAAACAAAACGATAAGATCCCAACAGAGACAATTAAAGAGTCTATGGATTTCTATATGAAGTATGGAGTATATTCATACAGACATGAAGAACAACCAATAGGACTTCCTTTAGCTTATCAGATCAAAGATGGTAAAGTTAAGGTAAGAGTAGGGATCCATGATAAGTTATCCATGCACAACAAAGTATGGAAGGAGATTCAAGAATTTGGTTCCACTGGAGCCAGTAGTATTAGGGGAGAAGCAATCGATCAGGAGAAGGTATGCGATGAGGAGAGCTGCCACAATCAAATCAACGAGCTAGATCTATGGTCGGTTTCTTGGGTAGGAGATAATCCTGCCAACCCCGAAGCTACAGTAAGGGATGTAGCAATGGCAAAAGCCAAGTCAGATACAGTTCAGGTGACTCTAGATGAGATAGAAGGCATGGTAGAGAAGATCATAGAACGTAGAGGCAAGGAATACTGTTTGCTTGGTAAGAAGGACCGAAAGGTTTTGGGTTGCCATGACTCCAGAGCTGGAGCTGTAAGGCAGGAAAGGGCCATACAAGCCCGTAGATTCAGTAAATCTAACGAATTATTGGATGATATACTAAAAACATTAAAGAAATCAGTAACAAAGTGCTGTGCACCCAGAGTTATCAAGACAGATTCACTTAAGAAGTCTAATGATCTATTAGATGACATAATGAGAATGATAAAGTTTGGTACATTTATTAATAAAAAGAAAACACCAGGTAAAGTATGGTTTGATAATTGCAGATATAATGCAAGAAAGATAGAAAGATTACCAGGAAGAAAACAAATTAGGGACAAGAGAGCATTTTGCTCAGAGTTGTGGTATAATCCAGGAAGATTCGATCAGACTTACAAGAAGCCTGACGGATCAACGGGGCGAACATCTGGTATGCAGTTTAGATTAGATATGGGAACTTCAGCAGGACCGAGTGGTCTAAAAGGTTGATTCCGAAATCAAAAAAGTCTTTATATATAATTGGTTCCAAATGAGAAATATGTCCACTTGCACATGCGGAACGCATAAATCAGAGGAATCTGAGCCAGTTGAAGAAATTAAAGAGGCTCCAGAGGCTGCTGAAGCGTTAGAAGAACCAGTTAGAGAAGAGGATCTGAATAAGGAGGAAGAACTTACGAAAGATCTAGAAGAAACTCTCGGTAAACTCAAG